TCGTAGTCAATTTAAGCGTATAATTGATGCTAATCCTTTGCAGCATAACTTAAATGAAACAGGTAATTTAGTACCAATGATAAAACAAGGGCAACTAAATAGTTCAGAAATATTAAACTCTGAATTTGCTTTTGCATAACAATAGGAGAAAAAATGGATAAATACATATATAAGGCATTAGAAAAAATTGGAGAGGGAGCCGAAAAGCTATATTGGTTTTGCTCTAATAATAAACAAGAAGTAACCTGGTTTGCGTTAGGTTTTATAACTTGTGTATTAATCAATTTAATAATTTAAATAAAGGAGAGATATGAGTAACTTTACAATTTTTGTAAAAAATAATGACATAGATAAAGCAATACGAAAAATGAAAAATAAAACAGCTAAATTAGGAGTATTAAAAACCTATCGATCGCGCTCAAGATATGAGAAGCCTTCCGATAAGCGAATACGAGTAATGAAGGCTAATATTATAAATACTAAACTTAAAAAACGTAAACGAGAAAAAGATCTATAAATGGACCTAATTATATTAAGCAATGAGCTATGGCATTTAATACCCGCAACACCAGCAATGTTTGAGGGTGTGGCAAAGCCTGAAATTGCGGATTGTTTTAGCTTATGTGATATACTTAGAGATAAGCTCACAACTTATCTTGATGCTGAAAATAAATATATAATGAATGATAAAAGCGGCTTATTTTTCGGCTGCATTTGTCAATAATTTGTGTGTGGTTTAGCTTAAATTGGCTTAAGTTAAGCCACATATAAAAAGACACCCTTACAGACCACAGATCGAAATACGATATGTAAATAGGAGAATGAACAATGCCGCGAGGTGGATACAGGCCTAACGCAGGCCGGCCAAAACAAACAAGTGAAGAAAAGCTAATTAATAAGCAACTTTCCACGATTGATAAGCTAAAAAAGCTTAAATTAGATCCTATTGATATATTAAATAAAGAATTAAAAGCCTTAAAAGGTAAAGAAGATACAAAGTCACAAAATTTACGAGTTCGAATAGCTGAAAAGTTATTAGAATACGGCTACTCAAAACAACCAACTTCATTGCATACATCTGGAACATCAAACATGCCTGTTTTAACGATTGTACAAAAAAGCCAGAACGATGCTGAAAAGGTTGTTAGCCCTATAATTGAAGAAATTCCTGCTGAGAATACCAATGAAAACAAAACTTCAGAAACAAACTAAGTCAGTTTATAATGTGTATATCACATACTACACAGACGGAAGTTTTTATATTGGATTTACCAGTAAAACTGGAAAAGCACTGGAATCTTATTTTGGTAGTAATACTATTAAAGATAAGTTGGTAGACCATAAACAAATTGTTTTTACTTCAACAAGTAAAGCAACTGCAAAACTCTTTGAACTTTTGCTCCAATTATCCGCAATGGATTCCCCGAAGTGTGTGAATGACATGTTAAACGTTCGGGTTAGAGCTAGTCATATGAGAGGTTTACCTAAATTTAATATAACTTTTGAAAATAACAAATTTAATATACAGGATAATTAATAAATGAATATTGATAAATTAAAAGACCAATTAAAAATTGATGAAGGTGTAAAATATGAAATTTATAATGATCATCTAGGATATGCAACTTTTGGTATTGGTCATTTAATAACTGCTTCAGATCCTGAATATGGAATGCCTGTTGGCACACCTGTTAGTGAAGAAAGAGTAAATGAAGTATTTAAATTAGATGTTGAAAAATTTATTAGCGAAACAGAAAAAGTGTTTCCTAAATTAACAGAATTACCTGATACTATTCAATTAGTTTTAGTTAATATGTGTTTTAATTTAGGTGCGCCAAGATTAAGCAAATTTCATAAATTTATTGCTGCTATAAATAATAGCGAATGGATTGAAGCTGCTGTTGAAATGATGGACAGCAGATGGGCTAACCAAGTTGGTGCAAGAGCTGAAAGATTAAAACAAATAGTTTTAGATCAACATGATTATGAACACACAAATAAATCATTAAATATATATTCTAAATATAGTAAATAATAAAAATAAAATGAATAATAATACATACGAAGTAAGTTTATTTCCTTTTCAACAAGAGGTATTCGAGCACAATGCAAGATTTAAAATTGTAGCAGCTGGAAGACGAACTGGAAAAAGCTATTTAGCTTGTGTTATGGCATACAATCATTGTTTAGAAAAGCCAAAACAAAGAGCAATTTTAATTGGCCCTACTGTGTCTATGATTAGAGAAAGTATGTGGGCAACATTAAAATCTTTAGTATTGCCTGCTCATATTGAAGGTTTGCCACGAGAAATTGATTTAGAAATAAGATTTATTAATGGATCTAGAATATCATTAAAAGGATTTGATAGACCAGATGCCTTAAGAGGTATTTCACCTTCACCTTCTTTTATTATATTAGATGAATTTGCATTTATAAAACAAAATGCATTTACTGAAGTTGTATTACCTATGACTTCTGATCCTGTTAAAAAAGCAAATGTATTAATTATATCAACACCAAAAGGTGTAAGTAATGACTTTTATAATTTATATTGTAAAGGCCAAGAGCCTAATCCATTATGGAAAAGCTGGCAATTTACTGCAGCTAAGGTTAGACCTGATATGAAAGAAGAGATTGAGTTAGCACGCTCTACTCTTGATTTAAAAACATTTGAACAAGAATATTGTGCTACATTTAATAACAGTGGTGATTCTGTATTCTATAATTTTAATAGAGAATTACATGTAACTGATAATTTAATGCCTTTTGAACCATATGAAGATATACATATAGCTATTGACTTTAATGTTAAAATTATGGCCAGTAGTGTATTTGCTCATAGAGGTGATCAATTGCATTGTTTAAACGAATTTTATGGGTCAGCAGATACTACCCAATTAATAAGACGAATTAATAAAACGTATCCAAACAGAAATATATTTGTATATCCTGATGCTTCTGGTAATGCTCGAAAGAGTTCAGCCGCAACAGGTGTTACAGATTTTTCTTTATTAAGAAAAGCAGGATTTCAAATCCGTGCTAGAAATAAACAACCGCGGATTGTAGACAGCGTTAACTGTGTTAATAGCCTGCTGCAAGATGCAACCGGCACAAGCCGATTATTTTTTGATAAGCGTACTACAACTCGTACTATTGCTTCTATGGAACAGACTTCATGGAAGCCCGGTAATACTACGGGAATGGATAATGCAATCATAGATAAAAGTAAAAATAATGAACACTTCAGCGATGGAGTAAGGTATATTTGCGAGATGTTATATCCTATTAATAAGGATAGACCTGCATTGATTAGGGACCGAAGCTGGTCATTTTAATCATAATATACAAGCTATTTGAATTGTATTCAAAAGTTAAAAGCATTGCTATTACTATCTTATTTATTTATTGTGTATCCAAAAGCGCCTATGCCAGTCAAACCTTTACGCCAAAAACGCCGCTAAATTAGCTGGCCTGAGGCCTTGGGCCCTTGGCCTGCAGTCGTTGCTGCGGGAAATAGCTAAGGATCCTTGAATTTATGGGGCTACGGGCCCCTTTTTGGCTTTCGGCGCACTGGCCATTTCCACTTTTGCGGAGTCAAAAATTAACCCAATTTGGAATAGGGCAAATCAAAACTTAATCAAAAAGTAAATTTAACCGAGCCAAACGTTTTGGTTCATTCTAAAGTTTAGGAAAAACACAATATGGCAATTAGATATAAAAACAGTTCTATAGTTAAGTCTACAGAAACTGCCAAAGGCCCAGGATATCCAAATGACGAATACCTGAGCCAAATAAACGAATGGAAAAGAAACAGAGCAATTATCCAAGGTCCATCATATACTAAGGATTATGATTCTGTGCCTTCAAGCGACAATTTATTACTTCCGTTTAACCCGACAATGACACAAGAGCAATATGATTTTTACAAAGCTGAAGCTGAGGTACCAGGTGTATCTAGTGAATTTTGTAAAATGATAATAGGTGGTTTATTAAGAAAACAACCAATGCTAGAAATTACTGGGGCTCCGGAGGAAGCGAAGCAATGGATATTAGATGATATAGGATCTGACAAAAGCAACCTTATATCATTTTTAAGCACTGCTTTATGGGAAGAATTACAAACATCAAGAGCCTTTATACAAATTGACTTTCCGGTTATAGATTTAGAATCTTTAACGCCAGCGGAAAGAAAAGAAGTTAAGCCTTACCCAATATTACATCATGCTGAAAACATTGTAAATTGGTCAGAAGCTACTGATGCAAAAGGCCAAGTAAAATTAGATCAATTAATTACTAGATATTTTGTGCTTGAACATGATCCAAATAGTCCATTTCATCCAAAATATGTTGATACTGTACAAGTTCACAGATTAGATGAAAATGGTTTATATTTAATTGACACATATATTAGAAATACATCTGATACACCAACATTTATTGATGGTGGAGTTGATTATAATTTTGATCAATTAACAGATGATTGGGTTTTACAAGGTACTAACTCAAACTTATTTCAAAATGGTAAAAGAATGGATTATATTCCATTTTATCCGTTAAATGGTTCAGTTGAAACTGTTGACCCTTTAATGACTGCCATTGTTAACAGAGAAATTGCTTTATATAATAAAATTTCAAGAAGAAACCATTTATTATATTTATCTGCAACTTATACGCCAGTTGTTAAATCTGATTCATTAACAGAAGCTGAAAAATCTGATCTTGTTAAACAAGGTCTTGGTACTTGGTTATTTGTTAATAAAGATGATACTGTTGAAACATTACAAACGCCAACTAATGCTTTAAAAGATATGGAAGAGGCTATTAAAGGTGGTTATGACGAATTAACTAGAATTGGTGTTAAAATGTTAAGTTTAGAGCCTAATAATTCTGATCAATCTGGTGTTGCTTTAAGTTTAAGAAATGCTGCACAAAATGCGGCGCTTGCTAGCTTAAATGCTAAAATATCAGAATCTATGAAAAAGATTATTAAGCATATGATAAACTGGAGATATGATATTAATATAACCGAGCAAAATATAAGATTTAATTTATCTTCTGACTTTAATGCATCTCCAAGAGGTGCTGATTGGATGAGATTGATTACCGAATGGTATCAAGGTGGATTAATTCCAAGATCAACGTTTTTAGAAGTTGCAAAAAATAATGATGCAATTCCTACAGATTACGATGATACAAAAGGTAATGACGAAATATCTCAAGACAATCGTATTATTTCTCCAAGAGAACAATATGAACAAGAAATAAACGTTATTCAAGGTAGCGATACCGAGAATTAATGGAGGAGGCTGCTATGAAATGGTGGCAATTTAATTCATTAATTTTAATTTCAATGCTCCTTCTTGCTTTATGGCAAGGAGGGCATTTAAATGGATTATAAAAGGAATTTATGGAAAAATGATTAATAATGATACTGTAGTTACTGCTAGTTTATTTGGTATAACAGCGGGAATAACTACACAGTCTATGTTTGCAATATTAGTTGGGGCAATAGCCGTTGGGGTTGTTCAACCATTTTTTAGAGTATTATGGACGAAAAAATTGAACCAAGTAAAAGAAAATAAATGCCCTACTTGTAAAAGAAAAAGGCGAAATAAATAATGAAACGTCAACATAACACAGCTTTAATAGCTTTATTGGGAACAATACTTTTAGGGTTGTCAACTTATGTGTTAATGACAAT